ATCTGCATCAACGTCACCAACACCACCGAGTGGTGGTGGAGGTGGTGGACGCACTGGTGTTACTCCAAGTGGCCGAGGCGGTAGCTTTGGATCTGGTAGCGGACCAAGTGGATACGGCCGTACACGTCCACCAGTAGGTAGATTTACTGGAAATACTCCTCCTTCTTTTGGGCCAGCAAGTCCACCATCTGGATTTGGTGCAGGTGTAGAAACTGTAGGTGACGGCTTGCGAGGTGGTGCTGGAGCTGCATCAAAAGGTGCTAGTGCCGCAGGAAAAGGTGCTGAAGCCGCAGCAAAAGGTGCAAGTGGATGGTCTAAAGCAGGTAAAGTAGTAGGCAAGGCACTTAGCTCACCTGGTGGAAAAATGGCTAGGTGGGCTGGCAAGAAAATTGTAGTGCCTCTTGCTGCAGCCAAATTAGCTGGAGACACATGGGGTGCTTTTGAACCTGGTATTGATATGCTACGTTACGGCCATAAGGCTCCATACAAAGATGGAGTTGGTGGACGTGACCATCGCGTAAACGATTTACTTGGCAACATCAGTCCTCTTGAAGCAATCAAAGAAGGTATGACCCAAGATGTTATGTCGAGGGCAACTGGTGGTGTATCTGACAAGGTTTTGAAGTTTATGTTCCCGTATCGAGAACGACCAAAACCAGCGGCCGCACCAGCAGCTGCAGGTCCAGCCACAACAAAGCCGCAACGTCCTGCAACACCTGCTCGCCCTTCTGCGCCAGCACCTCAACAGCCCGGTTCGTTGCGGGAAATCGGTCAACAGGCTAGAGGACAAAGCAAGGCAATGCGTTCTCCAGAAGATTATCTTGGCTCCGCATTTGATGCTACTCTTCGCAAAGGCATTGATACAGGTCGAAACTATCTTCGTAGTCAAATGAATAAAGACGGACTTGATGCTGAGGATCAATCTCGAATTATGGCTCGTTTTGATGACAAGATTGCTGGAGACAAGGAACTAAGTAAAGATGCCAATAAAGGCGGTATTGTCAACACAATTGAGGCAAAAGATCCAGGTCGTGGTCAACGAACTCTTGAGGCATATCGTGGTCAACGTGGTGCTTATAAAGGCAATACTTCTTATAAAGACATGCAAGAAAAATACGTTAAGTAATTTACGTAAACATGACATGGGGCTTCGGCCCCATTTTTTTATGCCTGTATACTTGTACGTATGAATTACATTCAAGAGGTCAATGGCAACTACATTGAACGAGATGGGCGTGTCTATCGTAAAACGCCTCACGGTGAGGCTCTTGTCTGTAGTGCATTGGTGGAAAAAGATGGCACAAAACGTAGATGCCGGGCATTGGCTTTGGCTGGGCAGGAGTACTGCATGGCTCACGGTGGCGCACATCTACGCAAAGCGGAAACCCCCAAGTACTTAGGGCATTTATTTCAAGCCAACCGCAAACGGTTTAGTAAAGTAGGTAAGGAATTACTGGAAAAGGTTGATTCTTACCGAGATGACCCTGATTTATTCAGTTTGCGAGACGACACTGCATACGTAACCGCTTTGCTTGATAGACGAGCCGAGGCAGCTGCAGAGGGCGTCGGTATTGAACAATATCGAAAAATTGAATCAGCATACAATCTTGCTCGGTCAAAATTAGGGTCACCAGATTTTATTGATGCATTTGAACAGATTGGTGACGCAATCAAGGAGCGACTTGACGAGTTTGCCGCAAGCAAGGATGTTCTTGACCTTATAAACCGTCGTACCGACCTTGTCGAAGCCGAGCAACGCATGATGCAAACAAAGGCATATACGCTAGAGGCTGATCAGGCGTTTATGTTGATTATGCAAATTGTTGAAGTTGTCAAATCAAGTGTTCGTGACGCAGACGAGTTGACGGCTATAAAGTCTGGTATCAATAAACTACTACGTCAACACAAACAAGACACAGAAGACATACAGGATGCGGTGATTGTAGAAGATGTCCAACAACCTCAAGAGAACAACTCCTAAAGAGTTCAGGCATCTAACAAGTTCCGACAAACCTTTATCGGTTGCATTGTTAGAAGCACTGGAAGAACAAATCGGTCAAGTTATAGAAACAGGTGACTACGACTCTGGTCGTGCATTTGCTATTGATGGAGCACAATTGGACTACAAACATTGGCTGAAGACGTTTGCTCCACACGCTACTTCCAGTGAACTTGGCGTACATCACATTCGTGCTTGGGAGTGGGCTGAAAGTATCAAGGCTGGTTCGCCACCACCTGCACTTATTGAATGCTGGTTTCGTGGTGGTGGTAAGTCTACAACAATGGAGCATATTGCAGCTCGCATTGCAGTCAAAGGGTCAAGACGTTTCTTGCTATACGTCTGCTCAACACAGGAAGCGGCCGACAGACACGTATCAGATATTGCTCACACAATGGAACGCTGTGGTATTGAGAGGGCATTAAACCGCTATGGATTCTCAAAGGGATGGAACGCCTCAAAACTCAGGACAGCAAACGGTTTCAATGTCCTTGCTTTTGGCTTGGACACTGGTGCGCGCGGTGTCAAGCTTGATCACCTTCGTCCTGATTTCATCATTCTTGACGATATTGACGAGCTTGATGATTCTGTTAACCGCGTTGAAAAGAAAATTGCTACCATCACGCAAACAATCCTCCCAGCCAAATCCACCGACTGTGCAATAGTTTTTGTGCAGAATAAGATTCACGCTAACAGCGTGATGGCTCAAGTCCTAAGTGGTGAGCTGGATATGTTACAGAACAGAATTCAGTCTCCAATAGTTCCAGCAATTGAGGACTTGCAATACGAACCAATTGAACGTGAGGACGGGCGTGTAGGTTACAAGATAACTGGTGGTACTCCAACATGGGAACACAAGAACATAGAAGTATGTCAGCGTGAAATTGATGATTACGGCATCATCTCATTTCTCCGTGAGTGCCAACACGAAGTTGGAGTTGGCGGAATGTTCTTCCCTGACTTCAAGGAATACGATCTACAAGGTAAACCATGGCACGTTGTCGATAGCGTAGATATTGCACCTTGGTGGCGTATATGGGCAAGCCATGACTTTGGCACAGGTGCACCAGCAGCTAGTCTTATCTACGCTAGTGATGACAACGAAGACGTCTATGTTATTGGCGAATGTTACGAGGCGGGTTTAGTTTCTTCTCATCAAGCAATGAAGTTGCTTGAGGCATTAGAGAAACGTGGGTGGGCAACGCCAGTAAAGAAAGGCGTAAGAGACGGCTTGTGGCAGACACGCCTCGAGGCTATTGCGTTTGACTACGCTAATACATTTCCTCCTGAGAATGCTGAACAGAGGGTAGGTGAATATCCTGTAGAAGTGTGGTGGAGACGAGGACTCCCAGCGGTACGTGCCGTAAAAGACCGTAAGGCTGGATGGCGTCGATTAAAGGAATGGCTTGTTGCAAGTCGTGTAAAAGACGGAAACATAGTTCCAAGATTCCGTATAGTGCGTGGAGCATGTCCTAATCTTATCCGTGAATTAAAAGGAGCCATGGCAAACCCTAAAGACCCGGAAGACCTCGATCCAGGCACTAAAAGCGACCACGCTTTGGATAGTCTACGTTACGGTGTTATGTGGCGTGAGTATCCAGTTCAATGCCCACAAACAAACATGAAGTCAAACAAACCACATTGGCTAGGTGGCAATGAGGAAGACAGGTTCGTATGACGCCCGGTGGTATCATTCTTTATCTATTGCTGGCAGGTATTCTCGTGTTTTTAGGATTAATAACATGGGAATTGCGGTGGTGGAGGCAGATGCATGACGAACTACAGGCGTTTATACGCAAGGATGACAGGTACTTGTAATGGCTATTCCCTTTCCTAAATTTGGCAAGAAGAAACCAACACTTACATCGGGAATGTACAACAGGTCTACTGCCGTGCCAATGAATCCACCGGGCATGGAGCAAATTCAACAAAGCATCATGGCTATGAAAATCCCCGATAACGAAGGGACTCGAGGTTCGTTTGATATAGGTAATTTAGACTTAGAGGACAAGGATGACCTTGGTCTTGACCACGACGCTAATAAGTGGTCAGTTGACCCAAAGGAACAGCCGGAAGAAGCAGTCAAGGTTGTCAATTACGTACGAGAACAATTCGACACTGCATATAGAGCTCGTCAAGAAATGGAACTTGAATGGGCACAAGCGCTGGCATTCTTTGAGGGGCGTCAATGGTTTCGCATTAACAGTCAAACACGTAATCTAGTTCAGCTACAAAATCCAGCAGAACCAAACCGTTACGTAACGGTCAATAAAATGCGACCATTAATTGACGGAGTTGTAGGAAAACTAACGCAAGTCGCACCAGATGCACGGGCTGTACCTTTGTCTCAGAATCCAAAGGATCAATCAGCCGCTGACGAAGCAAACTTTATTGCTGGTCATTACACACGTAAGTTTGATCGTGAAACGCAAACTAAGGAACGTGTACGCTGGGCGTGTATTACAGGTACGTCCTTTGTAAAAATTTACTGGAAAGCAAACGCAGAAGTAATCATACCGAAGATGAGCCTCGATGATGGCTCCATCAAAGGTTACGAATCTCTACCGCTGGGAGATGTTGAGGAAGAAATCGTACCGTGTTTTAACGTTATGATTGACCCAACTGCACAGCGTGATGCCGACGTACGTTGGATGATTCACGCTAGTATTAAGCCACTCTCATGGTTTGTTGATAACTACGGGGATGCAGGTAAAGCGGTATCTCCCGACGCAATTGCTGGACAGAATGCCGGATATGTCGATGCTTACCTTGAAGGAGCCAATGGTTCTGGTAACGGCTGGGTACAGCCATCAAGTGCAAGGCTTAATAATATTGATAGCCGTAAGCATTGTGCTATTGTTTATGAATATTGGGAACGTCCTACCGCGCAATACGAAAAAGGTAGGTATATAGTCAGCACAAACAAGACGTTGCTTTATGCTGGCGATTGGCCATATCGAAAGACGGATAGTTTTCCATTCATTCCATTACGTTGGCAACCACGAAGTGGAACTCCATACGGTCATAGCCTTTGCTTCGACTTATGCCCACTGCAACAAACATACAATCGTATATACAGCCGATGGCTCGAGCAGTTTGAAACTAACAAAGACTACTTGATGATTGAACGTTTATCGCGCGTGGGCGCGGATGCGTTTGATAAATCTGGTGACGACCTAGACGATAACAGCCGTATTTATCGTAAAGTCTATTACGACCGTGGTGCACATCCACCACAAATCATGCGCGCACCCGGCATTTCTCAAGATTTGATTCCGTTTATGCAATCGCTTGAGAAGGATATGGCTGACATTGCTGGATTACATGATGTAAGTCAGGGTCAAGCACCAGCAGGAACACCAGCCGAAGCGGTGACATTACTGCAACGTGCAGATAACACGCAGCATTCCTACATTCGTGCTGACATTGAGATTTCTATCAGCAAAATAAAGGAATGGGAAATTGCACTGGTTGAGCAATATGCAGTAGCACCATTCATTGGCTCTGTTGATGACCAGATTAATCCTCGTAACGAAATTAAACAAGGAGTCATCACCTTTGACCAGATACGTAACGGTGGTCAATTCCGCATCGTCTATGTTCCCGGTAGTTCAATGCATGACACACCTGAGCAGAAGATGCAGAAAATATTACTGCTCCGTCAGATGGGCTTATTTGGTGACCCGACGGATGCGGACACTAACGCATTGGCGGTTCGTATGCTTCAACTTCCTGAAACATCCGACATCTTGGAAAACCTTGGTTTGACTAAGGTTAAGCAAGAGCAGATGCAACAGCAAGCAATGGCAATGAAGCAACAAGAGCTTCAAGCCCAGATTGCAGCTAAACAGGAACAATTCAATCCTGAAGCAGAACAAGCACGGGCGCAGATTGATTTACAGAAACAACTAGCACTACAAGAAGCTAAAACTCAATCTGAGCTTATGAAGATACAAGCACAAACAGCGGCTGCTGGTGAGCAATACGCTCAAAAACACGTTGCTGATATTGCTAAAGATGTGGTCTCTGGAACAGATCGCAACACATCACGGCCACAAAGTGGCAAATCATCAAAAAGTGGTGTGCTAAAATAAAAGGAGAACTCTTTAATGCCTGAAGAGATGGTGACACGAACCACTGATTCACCAGCAGTGGATTCTGGCGATAATGGGTTAGGTAACGCAGTAACAGACTTTATTCGGGATAACGCCGGTCCCGAAGATAACTCACAATGGGCGACAAGTGAGCTTGCAGGTCAAGATGCGGAATATGGCGGTTATGATTCTTCGGAGCCTGATTACACGAATGTTGTAGATGACATTCTTGGAGTACGGACCGACGATTATAATCAGTATCAGGCGGAGCCTAATACTCCACAACCTGTTCCATATGAGCGCTTTCGTGAAGTAAACGAACGTGCTCGAGCGGCAGAAGAACTGGAATCAAAACTCAACCGCTGGGGTCGAGTAATTGAACAGTTTGAGCAGCAGGGATATCAATCTGCTGACGACATTGATCGCGTAATGCAGCAGCAAGAGCAAGCTAATTACGAGAATCAAATTCGCCAGCGATATCAGCAGCTTGCCGATTCGCAGATTATTGATCCAGCTGTCGCTCAGATGCAGCAAGAGGCAGAGATTGCCAAATACCGCTATGAGCAACAGATGTCTCAAGTTCAGGGATATATGTTGATGCAACAGCGTGACGCTGCTGTCCAACAATACCCACTGGCACAACGCGCACCCGGACTAGTAGACAACTTGATTCAAGCAGGGTTCGACCCAATGGACGCTGCACAAGCTGTACACGAACAGGTTCGCACAATCGCACAGTCTTTGGCCCCTGAGATTGCAAGTCGTATGAACAAGACGCAACGTGCACCACAACCTATGGGTAATGGTCAAACCGCAAGGATGGCTCCAACCGGAGGTGGCACAGGTCAACAACGTACAAGTCTTGGTTCGCTTCTTGGAATTACAAGAGGCCGTGGAACTCTATAAGGAATAGAAAAACATGGCAATCGCATCCGGTGCAGTCCTGCTTGATACACAGGCACTGACTCTTGCCGATCAGGCAATCATCTCGAATGACCCACTCGTAAAAGAAATTACGAAGGCTCTTCACAAGACGTGGAATGCTCTCAAGGATATCCCGCTGACCACTTCCCCATCGCTTCGCCAGGTTGGTGTTCGGTTTACAAACCAGTCTGGTTCGCTCCCGACAATCAACTGGGCAACGGTTAACGAGGAACCAACGGTTTCCAAGGGTAAACCAAAGCAGTACGAAGAATCCATGTATCTTGTTCGCAACAAGATTCAGGTAGACCACGTACTTCTCGATCAACCTAACAACATTGTTGACCCAATTGAGGCTCAGGTCCAAATCTTCATGGAGTCGTTTGCTTATGATTTCAACACGAAATTTATCAACAACGACCCAACCAGTGCAACTGGTGACCCGGACTGTTTCCCCGGCCTTCGCTACCGCTTGTCAAATGCTGACCAGTTTGACATTCCTTCTGAAATGAACGTCAACGCTGGTGGTGTAGACTTGACGCTTCCCGGCTCAACTGCAGCTGGCCTTGCAAACAACATGATGCTGTACATCCAGCAGATGTTGGACAACATGAACTCGCCTGATGGTGACGGTGTTGTATTCTATGTTTCTGAGCGTCTCAAGCGTCGCTTGGAGTGGGCTATCAGGAATATGGGCATCGGCGCAGGCTTCGACATTACGAAGGATTCGTTTGACCGTCCTGTAGAAAAATACAAGGCTGCAACGATTCGTTCAGTCGGTCGCCGTGCTGATGGTGTAACGCACGTACTTGGTAATGAGACTGCCGCTGGTGTTGAAACATCAACAGCATCTGGACTTGAGTCAATGTATGCAGTTCGTTACGGTTCTGGTTACGCTACTGGTTGGCAGAGTGGTCCATTTAAGCCAACGTACCTTGGTCTTTCTAAGGAAAATGGCGTCCTGCACAACATTGTATTCGACTGGGGTGTAGGTCTCTGGACTCCACACGTTCGCGCTATCGGCCGTGTTTACAACATCAAGGTCGCGTAAGGAAGGTTAATTATGGCAAGAGATTTTCTTCTCAATTTCACAACGGCTACTAAGTCCAAAACTGGAGCAGCTGCTACTACTACTATTGGTGGTAGTACCGTTTTGGGTAACCCGGATCAGGCACTTAACATCACGCCATGGGTATTGACTCGTGACACAGGTCTTTATGTCAAGGTAATGATTAATGTAACTGCTGCTCCAGCCGCTGCTGCTGGTGGGTCAGTGCAGTTTCAAGTACGATTATTCGCTGCCAAGGCTATTAATGGTACATATACTGCGGTTCATGCAACCCCAACAGACGCTACATTCTTGAAATCAACTTTTACTGCGGCAAACACCGTTGATGGCAAATCAAGTTTTGAAGTCTATCTACCACTGACAGTACCCTGTGGTGTCAATGGTTCGACCGATGACATTTACAACTGGTTTAAAGTCGAGATTCAAGATGTACAGTCTGCTTCTCCCGCAGTTACATCAGTATCGGCTACATACACCGCTCATGTAGTACAGGGCAAGGACGGTAGTTACTCCTAATGACTAGAGGTGAGATCAAACGGCGTATACGTCTTTTAGGACGGCATTACTTTGGTTCTGATTCAGACCAAGACCCGTTTGGTCTCGACCTCCTCATTATTGAGGTAGCAAATCAGATAGCAAGGTCAACCGACTGTTTTAATGGCAGAAGGTATCTTGACCTTGTTGCTGATACTTCCGAGTATTGCGCTCCCGATATCTACCGTGTTCGTAACGTACAGGTAAAGAACACTGGTGGGCATTGGGAGCGTATGCGAATATTTGACGCATACAACCGCAAGGTAGACATGGTGCGGAATGATGGTTCTTCCGCATATCCAACATTAGCAGTATTTACAGGCATGAATAAGGTGGCTGTTTACCCACCACCAGCATCCGCTATAACTCAGGGTCTTATGCTTGAGGGTTATGCAATACCGGGTGATTACTGGCAATACGATGTGAATGGCAATGCTCAGGCAATGACGGATGCAACGGAGTGTCCTCTTCCTGATATTGCACATGATTGTTTGGTTTATGGTGTTCTTGCACAAAGAGCAATGCAATCCAAAGATGGCGACGGTTTCCAGATGTTCCAAGCACAGTATGTGGACAGGCTGGGTATGGTTGAATCATTTGCAGCCACGTATGCGCGAAGGACAGTTTAATGGCACAGACAATAGGTCAACTTCGCAAAGAAGTCTACAAATTGCTAAATGAAGCCACTAACAGTACACTTGGTGCGGTCAGTAGCGGCACAGGTACGATAGGGGCTGGCAACGATAGTGAAACCGCTATCAACCAGTTCCTCATGGAAGGCATTGCAGAAATGTGCCGTACATGTGTTGCTGTACCCGCTGTAGGAACATTATCGTACGCAGCTAATACACGTACTGCGTATATGAGTGCAGTAAGCGTTACTAGTCCTACTCTTGGGTCAATATGGTTTCCGACAGATGTTTATATATCTGGCACACGGTTAATACATGCTAGTGAATCTAGCGTTCGTGCTAATGACTTGACATATGCCAGTGCAGTCACGACTCTCGAGGCAAACGTACAGTATTGGTACAGGCATGATAACTTTGCTATCAGTCTTTATCCATATAATTCAACATCACCAATGACAGCAACGATACACGGTTATGGTGTTCCAAACATTGACATAACTGGAAGTGTAGGCACTGACGACTTAAAGTCCTACTCGTTCATTCCTGATGACCTTTTACGGCAGACTGTTCCAGCATATGCGGCCGTAAAACTTGTCATGAAAAACATTGACGACCCTACGCTAGTAGATCGATTGTCATGGCGTAATTGGTATAACGAAGGTCGTATGAAGTTGTATATGCAACTTGATGCAGGCTTAAAGACTGCTGGTGGTCCATTTGCTATTCCTCCCGTTATAGGACAAGGGTAATGAATATTGCGTGGGGTCGATTAATACTTATTGCGTTAGGCGCATTTGTAGCCAGTGCTGCCCCTGAGTTTGACAGTGCTTGGAAGGCACAACACATTGCAGACACTGCATCTTTTGGTACGGTGACTCGCGCACTACTTTTGGCTGGCATTGAAGGCCTTCGTGCTGGTATACCCGCTATGACAACCGCGTTGATTGCTTTCTTCATGAGGCAAGATAGCAGTCTTCCGGTATTCTCGGCAAAACTACCGGAGGTAACTAGAGTCAGTGAAACGACGAGGGACATCGATGGATAAAACAGGTTTGTCAGCCGATGACATTCAGCAGATTGTCGCGGGGTTCTTTGGCAGTATTGTTGGCGTTAGCCGACAATCACACCAGAACTTTGGCGCACTTATACTGTCTGTCCTGAGTGGCACTGCTAGTGCTACTTACCTTACTCCTGTAATTGCTGCACCATTACACATCAAAGATCCAAAATATATGCTTGGACTATCTTTTCTGATGGGAACGCTTGGTTTACGAGGTGTTGAGATGGTGACGGCTAAACTCAATCTTGGCGGTCATAAGGATAAACCTAATGGAAACCAAGGCGATAGTTAACGTCATTGCCAATGTTGTTGTGGCCATATCGACAACTGGCTTTATGGCATTACTGAGGCATGATAAGTCTCCAATTGAGCATATGCCGTTCTTGATCAAAACATGGATACGGTTGTCATTGGGTTTGATAGCGTCCGGAGCTTTACTTAGCGCGATAAGAATAAGTAATCCTGTAGCAAGTGAAGTTATAGTTAATGTTGGATTAGCCAGTATGTTTACGTGGGCGTTGTTCTGGCACAGGAAACGGTGGAGTGCAGATGCAAGTTAATACATCTGTAGCACTAGACAGGGTAGAAGAACTGCCGGACGGATCAATCACCGCATACTTTAGTGATAATCCTGCCGCTGGTCTATCGTTTGCTAGTCAACAAGATATGGATGTCTTTCTAAGTAATGCTAGTCTGTGGTTGCCAGCTTTAAAAGCAATGTTGTTATTAGACTGGTCTCAAGAAGGTGTAATGGGTAAGACAGCAGTGCTTTCATGTTCTGATCCTAACGATTATTGGGTAACGGCTTCATAATGGCAGTTGTCCCTTTTAGGCATTCACTGGAAGTGCTTCCGTATCGTAACGGTGAGACTGCAAACCGTAGTTGGCAGACTTATTCAATTACGACTGCGACTAAGTATGGAACACGATTTTTAGCCGAAGCATCAGGGACTGTCACTAAAGTTCTGTTGTATGCAACAGCTCAAACAGCTGCATCATCTGGCGTTGTAAGGTGTGGACTTCAAACTGTAAGTACTACTACTGGTACGCCAACTGGCACATGGGTCGCTTATGGCGATTACTCTTGGACAACAGCTGCAAGTTCAAATGTGACAGCCGAGATTACGTGTACTACTACAGGAGCAGTCACACGCGGTGAATGTTATGCTTGGGTTGTTGAATACGTTTCTGGGTCAAATTTTAATCTTGGAATATACATCAACTCTATAGATAAGTTTGTATCTCAACCGCACTGGTTATCTTACTCAGCAGGTTCCTGGAGTGTGGTAGGCGGGTTTCAAAACTGGGAGCGAGTAGTTTACGGATACTACATCACTCAATGGTACGGACACATTTATAGTGGATGGGGGCATACTGCTGGCACTAGTTGCAATGCCGTTGGCAACATTGTATTTATTGACGGCACTACAAACGTCACAAATGTAACGCTTAAAAACATCAAGATGATCTTGAGTACAGATGCTGTGTGGACTGACCCAATAGAGATTGTCATAGGCACAGTGTCAGGCACTGCTTTTACACAGCTTGCTAAGTATAACCTTATAGCAACTCCTTGGTATACGAAGTCTAACAATAACAATGAATGGTCAGGCTGGGCAGATTTGTACTTACAAACAGAAGTCACAATACCTACGAACACAAAAGTTTTTATTGGCTTGGGTCAAACATCCAGGGGACAGCAATATGGTGTTGCAAATTTTTATACAGATGTATCTAGCACTACCCATTGGAATTGGTGGGATCGATGCACAAACTGTAATTACGCTACGCTATCTGGCTCAACCATAACCGAAACTACCACCAGGCGAATATGGGCAAACTATGAGTTCTCATCTGTTACAACGTCATCAGGCGCATTGCCGCCAAGTACTTTAACGGCTGCGCCTCGGTATACAATAAACGCGGGTATTAACTAATGCAGAAGTTTAAGCAAGGTGAAACAACGGCGGCATATAGACGTATCTATATGTTTCTGGCTTCGTCGGCTGACGGATACACACCAGTCACATCTCTTGCTGGAGCAACCGTTAATCTATTTCGCAATGGCGTTGCATTTGGCACACAACCAACGACGCCAGCATCATTGACTCACATCAGTGTTGGTCATTG